AAACAACAGACTTTGAATATTTAGAAAGGAAGATAGAGGATAATTCGGTGGAGTTAGACGAAGTTAAAAGACAATTACAGGAGACTCAAGACTCCGCTAATTCCTTTTATCAAATGTTTTTTGATACTCAACCGCAAAGGATTGCTAGAGAAGAAGAGAAAGAATTAGTTGAAGAGACGGAGAATCGAACACAGGACTTGCAAAGCACTCCTGCTCCCTTAGAAACTAAAGAGCAAGAGGTAGTAGAATTACCTGTCGAAGTGCCTGTCGTAAAGATAACGACTACTGCTTCTTGCCCTACCCCACATAATAGATTGTTACCTTACATAGATGATATCTCTTTACGAAGAGATTATTCATTTAGAATTTCGTATGATGTTCAAGACAAGGAAATAGTAAACGTAAACTATCAACCCTCTATCCCTAACAAACTTAAACGAGGTATGCAAAACTATTTAAACTCATTCTCTTTGAGAGGTGATGTTAAGGATTGCTACATACCTATAAAAATATTGGGTAATTAATATGGAAACATTTATCTTAACACCTACACAGTTTAAGGAATGGGATAACTTTTGTTTAGACAATGGGCAACGTATGTATGACAACAAAGATTGTTATATCAACGAGTACAATGATAATAGTAAAATGTTTATTGTTCATGTTCCCTCATCTGAGCAATCAGGAATTAAAAAGTTTTTAGAAAAAGTGCTTGACACTTTCTAGAAAATTGGAGTATAATGACTCCACATTAACCACTACTAAAATATAAGGAGTAAAACATATGGCAGTAGCAATAGGAAAAGCGTACTGGGCGAGCGTCACAGTACCTAACGAAACTTTTGAACCAGTCTACACAGTAGACCTAGTAATTAGTGATGAAGACGCTCAAGACTTTGCCTCACGAGGAGTCAGAGTCAAAGACTTTTCATTGAAAGATGAAAGCGGTGAACCTCAATACATAGGAAAAGCCGTAACTATCAAAAGAAAAGTTAATGCTAAGAATGGCAGAAGACCTGCACCAAAGCTCTATAATCTTAACAAAGAGCCTATGGACATTACAGTAGGTAATGGGTCGGCAGTCAAAGTTCAATACAATGAGTTTGCTTGGGATTACGCAGGTAAATCAGGTGTTAGCTTAGACTTCCAAGCTATGCAGGTGCTAGACTTAGTTCCAATGAAGTCACAAGACGGTGATGAATTGAATCCGTTTGGTGACGGGGAGGAGTTTTAATGACTGATGAAGATATCATGTTAGACGAACCAACCAAACCTTTTATTACTATAGATGATGTACAAGTCTTTGTAGAAGATTTACCTGAGGAAGGTCAACAAATTTTCGGCAGACTTCAAAGACTGAATCAAAAGAAAGCTAATGTTACACTTGACTTAGAAGAGTTACAAGCAGGTATTAACTTCTTTTCAAACAGAATTGTAGCAATATATAATGGAGAAGGTTCTCCCTTAGAAGAAAAGGAACTTGACGATAGCACAGAAGATAGTTAAGTTTTTTAAAAGTTGGCTAGGCATTACTGTGTATAGTGTCTAGCCTTTTTTATGGAACATATATGAATAATAAACTAAGTCCTTTCTACAAAACACATCAACCTTGTCCTGACTGCGGTAGTAGTGATGCTCTTTGTATCAACGAAGACAGGTCAACTAAATGTTTTAGTTGTGGAAAGTTTACACCTAAACCAAAAAACATTGTACCTATGAGTAATAATTATACTAAACCACCAACACAACCTACAGAGACAGTACACAACGGAACTTATGCACCTCTGACAGACAGGAGTATATCTAAAGAAACTGCTATGAAGTATGGGGTAAAAGTTATATATGACTCTCAAGGTGTTCTTGCTCAACACAGATACCCTTACCATATAAACAATGAACAAACAGGTACAAAGATAAGATATGTTAAAGATAAAAACTTTAAATTTGAAGGTACAACTACAGGTACAGGTTTGTTTGGTCAGCAACTATTCAAGGAAGGTGGTAAATACCTGACTATAGTTGAGGGTGAATGTGACGCTATGGCTACCTATGAATTGCTAGGTAGCAAGTGGGCAGTTGTCTCTATTAAGAATGGTGCTCAAGGTGCAGTACGAGATATCAAAGAGAACATTGAATACGTAGAAAGTTTTGATAATGTAGTCATTTGTTTTGACAATGATAAGCAGGGCATAGAAGCCTCACAGAAAGTAGCAAGTATTATAAAGCCACGTAAAGCTAAGATAGTTTCTATACCTAACGGTTACAAAGATGCTAACGATATGCTACGTAAAAATCTACACAAAGAGTTTACTCAAGCTTGGTGGGATGCAAAAGTATATACCCCTAGTGGTATCATCAGAGTATCAGAGAAACAAAAAGATTTCTTAGAAAGAGAAAAGAAAAGTAGTGTACCTTATCCTTGGCATGGTCTAAACAAAAAGCTTATCGGCTTACGACAAGGTGAATTACTTACTCTCACAGGTGGCACAGGTCTTGGTAAGTCTTCTGTTACTAGAGAACTAGAGCATTGGCTTATACATAATACAAATGATAACGTAGGAGTCATAGCTTTAGAAGAAGATTGGAGACGCACAGTAGATGGTATTTTATCTATTGAGGCTAATGATAGACTTTATATAGATGATATTAGAGACAAGTATAGAGAGCAAGACTTACTCAAAATGTTTGACAAAACTTTTGACCAAGACAAAGTCTTTATTCATGCTCACTTTGGTACTAATGACATAGAAGATATCTTCTCCAAGCTACGCTATTTAATTGTAGGTTGTGACTGTCGTTGGGTGGTCGTTGACCATTTACATATGCTAGTATCAGCAACTACAGAAGGTGACGAGCGTAGAGCCATTGACTCTATCATGACTAGGCTTAGAAGTTTAGTTGAAGAGACAGGTGCAGGTATCATTCTTGTATCACACTTACGTAGGGTTCAAGGTGACAAAGGGCATGAGAATGGTGTCAACGTCAGCTTATCACATCTACGAGGCTCTAATGCTATCGCTCAACTATCGGACTGCGTTATAGCTTTAGAAAGAAATCAACAGTCAGATGATGAATTAGAATCTAGGACAACAAGATTACGTGTACTTAAATCACGTTACACAGGTGATGTAGGTCTAGCGACTGCATTAGTTTATAACAAAGATACAGGTAGATTATCTGAGTACGAGGACACAGAAATGTTGAATAGTTTTAGTGCAGATGATACAATACCATTCTAAAGGAGAAGGTATGTGGAATTAGTATTTGACATAGAGACAGACGACTTACATGCTACAGAGATACATTGTATTGTAGCTATAGACGAAAACAATAAACAGTATACCTTTGACATTATAGATGATAATATTTTAAAAGGTATAGACTTTTTAGCAGAGGCAGATAAACTTATTGGTCATAATATCATTGGCTTTGATATACCTGTGATTAAAAAACTACATGGGGTTGACTTGTGGGATAAACATAAAGTAATAGACACTTTAGTTTTGTCTAGACTTTTAAATCCTGTACGAGAGAAAGGACACTCACTAAAAGTTTGGGGTACAAAGTTAGGAGTAGCTAAAGATTTACCCCCTGAAAACTTTCAAGTTTATACTAAAGATACTTTAAAGTATTGTATTAAAGATGTTGTTCTTAATAAACTTTTATTTGATTATCTTAAAAAAGAATCAGCAGGATTCTCCAAAGAAAGTATAGAGTTAGAGCATCATGTAACCTACATACTAGAACAACAAAGAATAAATGGATTTAAAATAGATATTGAACACGCTACTAATTTATTATCAGAATTAAACTGTAAGATAAAAGAAGTACAAGATGAAGTACACAGGACATTTAAACCTAAATGGGTAGACATAAAAGAAGTAACTCCTAAAACAAAACAAGATGGAACTCTTTCCAAATCAGGTTTAACAGAGTACGAGTATGCAGACATACAAGCATCAGGTAACATGAAACCTTTTATGCGTAAAGAGTTGGTAGAGTTTAACTTAGGTTCTCGTAAGCAGATTGGAGAATATCTAATTAGTTTTGGTTGGGAGCCAAAAAAGTTTACACCTACAGGTCAACCCATAGTTGACGAAGGTACATTAAAAAATATAACTCACATCAAAGAAGCTAAACTTATCGCAGACTTTTTATTATATCAAAAAAGAATTGCACAGATTAGTTCATGGATAGATTCAGTAGAAGATGATGATAGAGTACATGGTGCAGTTTTATCTACAGGTGCTATTACAGGTCGTATGGCACACAGAAATCCTAATGTCGCTCAAGTTCCTAGCGTAAGTAGTCCTTATGGTAAAGAATGTAGAGCCTGTTGGATAGTAGATGAAGGCAATAAGCTAGTAGGTATAGATGCTAGTGGATTAGAATTAAGATTGTTGGCACACTATATGGCTGACGAGGATTATATAAATGAAATTATCAACGGAGATATTCACACAACAAATCAAAAGTCTGCAGGACTTGAATCAAGAAATCAGGCTAAGACATTCATCTATGCACTCATTTACGGTGCAGGAGACGAAAAGCTTGGTACAATCGTGCAAGGAAGTAGAAAGCAAGGTAAACAACTTAGAGAATCTTTTATCAATAATAACCCTGCATTTAAAACTCTTAGAGACAGGGTTGAACGAGCGTCTGCAAGAGGATACTTAAAAGGTTTAGATGGTCGTAAGATATTTATTAGACACAAACATTCTGCTCTTAATACTTTGTTACAAGGAGCAGGTGCAATAGTTATGAAAAAAGCTTTAGTTATTTTATCGGATATGTTAGAATTACAAACTATCCCTGCTAAAATAGTTGCTAACATTCATGACGAATGGCAGATAGAAGTACCTGAATCTCATGCAAATGGGGTAGGTGCATTAGCAGTTAGATGTATAGAACAAGCATCTAGAGAATATAACTTAAGATGCCCATTAACGGGCGAATTTAATATAGGAGATAGTTGGTATGAAACCCACTAAAAAAGATAGAAAGAAGTTTGATTTAGATTTACAGTATGGTACTGTGAGAGAAGAAAAGATAGCAGACATGCTTACTAATAAAAAAATAGAAGTCAAATCAGAAAGAGATATTTGGCAGAAGTCAGGTAACATTTGTATAGAGTATGAGTCATGGGGTAAACCCTCAGGTATCAGGGCAACTGAATCTGACTATTGGTTTCATAATCTGTGTATAGGTGATGATGAATACTGTACCCTTGTGTTCCATACAGATACTCTAAGAAAGATAGTAGATAAACTAGATACTTTTAAAACTGTATCGGGTGGAGATAACAATGCGAGTCGTATGTTTCTAGTAAACTTACAGAAACTATTCTCGTCAGATGTTATTAAAGCTTTTAAAGAAATTAAAGATGAAAAAGAAACAGACAAAAAAGAAGTTGCCTAAACTAGATACTCTTGTAGAAGATATCTATAAGACTATTGGAGTTTTATCAGAAGATAAAGCTATTAATATTCCTGAGGAAGAGTACGAAAAGTTTGGTAAAGATATGTCTGATGCCCTTAGAGGTTGGGCAACTCCTCAACCTAGACCTAAGAATGGTTTAAGAATGTCTAATATAGGTAGACCACTACGTAGATTATGGTATGACTTAAACTTATCAGATGAACATCAAGAAAAAATTGACCCTCCTACTTTCATTAAGTTTTTGTATGGACATTTACTTGAGGTTTTACTTTTGTTTTTTGTTCGTCTTTCAGGGCATATTGTTTCAGGAGAACAGAAAGAAGTATCAGTAAAAGGTATTAAAGGTCACATGGATTCCATTATAGATGGGGAAGTTATAGATGTTAAGACTGCATCAGGATATGCTTTTAAAAAGTTTAAGGAAGGTACACTAGCACAGAATGATAGCTTTGGATATCTATCACAACTTGCAGGGTATGAAGAGGCAGAGCAAACTTCTAAGGGTGGTTTCTTAGTTATGAATAAAGAAACAGGGGAATTGACTACGTTTATTCCTGATGATTTAGAAAAGCCTAATATTGTTCACAAAATAAAAGAGGTTAAAAAAGCTATATCTCTTGACAACCCTCCTGACAGATGCTATAATGTAATACCTGACGGAGTATCAGGTAATATGAAATTACCGTCAGGATGTACCTATTGCCCTCACAAATTTGTTTGCTACGAAGACTCTAATGATGGTCAAGGTTTGAGAACTTTTGCATACGCTAAAGGAAATGTATATTTAACTAAGGTAGAAAAGCTACCTAATGTAAGAGAAGTAATATGAATGGTAGACAAGCAAAGAAGATAAGAAAGAAATCTAAAGCATTAACTGTAGAATGGTTACAGTCATTACTGCCTGAGGAAGAGTCAGTAAAAATAACCACACAAAACTTTAAAGATTACATGCCTGAACAAACTCATGTGTTCGCTAATAAAAAGATAATGCTTTCTTCTTTTACTCATAAATGGTTTAACAAAAAATTAAAAAAGGAATTTTATGAAACGAGGGTATCGCAAACCACGAAAAATTAGACCTGTTGAAAAGAATATTCCTAAGGGGTATGACTCAGGGTGGGAGTATACATTACATCAAAATGTTTTATCTAAGTGGTCACATCATTCAGATAAAATTTCTTATGTCGTAGAGCATACGTATGAACCTGACTTTACAAAAGTTATAGATGGTGTAGAATACTTACTTGAGGCTAAAGGTAGGTTTTGGGATTATCAAGAATACAATAAATATGTTTGGATACGTAAGTGTCTTAAACCTAATCAAGAATTAATCTTTTTGTTTTCTAGTCCTAGTTCTCCTATGCCACAGGCAAAGAGAAGAAAAGATGGAACAAAACGTAGCCATGCAGAGTGGGCAGAGAAAAATAATTTTAAATGGTATAGTGAGCATACGCTCCCTAAAGAATGGATATAAATATGGAATATAAATTTGATGAAAACATAAACTTAAGAAGTGTACATCAGTACATTGATGATACTTATACACAACACTACGCTCATTCAAAGTATCAAGCAACAGATATGATTATTGATGCAGGACATGGTGAAGGTTTCTGTATAGGTAACATCATGAAGTATGCTATGAGGTATGGTAAGAAAGATGGTAAATCTCAAAAAGATTTACTTAAGATTATACACTACGCATTGATTGCACTACATCTTAATGATAAGGAGAACACCTAATGGTCGAAGACAAGGTTGGTCAGAAAGAATACTTAGGTATTAAAATAGACTATAGTAAAGAAAATAAATTAAATAAATTCAGTTTAGATACTTTAAAGGATAGGTATCTATTTGAAGCATCAGGAGAAACACATGCACAAGAAGCATTCGCAAGAGCCTCCGTGTTCGGAGCAACCTTCAAAGGTATCACAGATTTTCAATTGGCTCAGCGACTTTATACGTACAGTTCCTCTTTATGGTTCATGTTTAGCACTCCTATTCTTAGCAATGGGGGAACCAATAGGGGTTTACCTATTAGCTGCTTTCTCAATTACGTACCTGACAGTCGTGACGGTTTATCTTCTCATTATGATGAAAACATATGGCTCGCTAGTTCAGGTGGAGGTATTGGTGGATATTGGGGAGATATTAGAAGTAATGGCATCGCTACTGCTAACAATAGTCGTTCTACTGGTTCAATACCATTTATGAAAGTAGTTGACTCTCAGATGTTGGCATTCAATCAGGGAGTTACAAGACGAGGTAGTTATGCCTCTTACATGGATATAGACCATCCTGAAATAGAAGAGTTTATTAACATACGTAAAGAGTCAGGTGGTGATATAAATAGAAAATGTTTGAACATACATAACGGAGTTAATCTTACTAATGAGTTTTTAAAAGCAGTACACTATGATAGTGATTGGAGACTAATAGACCCTAAGACAGGAGAGGCAGTTAAGACTGTCAACGCTAGAGATTTATGGTGGCAGATTATTCACGCTAGAGCAGAAACAGGTGAGCCTTACATGGTCAATATTGATACCTGCAATGATTCTCTTCCCAAAGAACAGAAAGCATTAGGTTTAGATATTAAACAAAGCAATCTTTGTTCTGAAATAACTTTGCCTACAAATGAAGAAAGAACTGCAGTTTGTTGTTTGTCAAGTGTTAATTTAGAACACTATGATGAATGGTCAAAAGATGAAAACTTTATATCAGATTTAATTACAATGTTGGATAATGTTATTCAACACTTTATAGATAATGCAATAGATACAACAGAGTTAGGAGACTACAATGCAAACTTTAAAAGGTTTAAAAACCACATACGAGAAGGTAAAGAAGGGTTCACAAAGTCTAGCTTTTCAGCTTACAGAGAAAGGTCACTTGGTTTGGGAGCAATGGGTTTCCATGCCTATCTTCAAAAGAATAACATTCCGTTTGAGGGAATTTTTGCCACAGGTTTTAACAACAAAGCTTTCAATCATATCAAGACTAAATCTGTGGAGGCAAGTAAATCGCTTGCTGAGATACGTGGTGAGGCTCCTGATATTACTGGTTCAGGTATGCGTAACGCTCATCTTTTGGCTATTGCTCCTAATGCCAGTAGTAGTATTATATGTGGCAATACTTCCCCTAGTATTGAACCATATCGTGCAAACATATTTACACACAAAACTTTATCGGGTTCTTACCAAGTTAAAAATAAATACTTAGATAAAATTATTTCTAAAAAGAAAGGAAACAAAACAAACATATGGAAAGAGATTACTGCTAACAAAGGTTCTATACAGAACATGGATATTTTTACAGATGAAGAAAAAGAAATATTTAAAACTGCAGATGAACTAAATCAAATATGGATTGTTGAACACGCACATATGCGACAACAATATATTTGTCAAAGTCAAAGTGTAAATCTTTTCTTTGTATCTCCAAAGGCTACAGAAAAACAAGAAGTACACGATGAATACTTACAGTATCTAAATGATGTGCATTGGTATGCCATGCATAAACTAAAGTCTTTATATTACTTTAGGTCGGAATCAGCAAGGGATGCAGAGAATGTAAACATTAAGATACCACGAATTAATTTAGAAGACACAGAATGTATAGCCTGTGAAGGATAATAATATGGAAGATAAATTTGATAATATGTATGAAGGTAGATTTGATGCCCTTCAAAAAAAATATGAGGCTGAGATAGCTATTGCAAAGTCAGAGTTAGATACATACTTTTCATTAGGTATGGGAGTTGCAGAACATCCACACATTATAGAGTCTATGGATTTGCTTTTAGATAAGATGGCAACTGCCCAAGAGAAACTAGATTTATTGACTAAGGAGTTTTAATGGAAAGAAAATTTAGTGAGTTTTGTAGACGAATGTGGTTAGACCATTGTGATGAAAACAAAGCACCAAACTCTGTAGTCTATACAGAAGAAGAATATAAAAAACAATTTAATAAATGGCTACTAGAAAAGTATGCCCAACAACAGGAGAAAGAATGAGCTTATTAAGCACTAGAAATTATTACAAACCTTTTGACCACCCTTGGATGTTTGATTATTACGTATTACAAAATCAAATGCATTGGATGCCTGAGTCAATACCATTAC